CAATCACAATGCCGAGAAGTGTGCCTAAGACAAGCATTATGCCCATGTAGGCCAGTAGTACGTATGTATTCATGCCCTGATTCCTATTCTTTATTTATGGCTCTTGGTAGCCATGTCCTAATTATGCACAGATGCCCCGACACTGCAAGCCCTTTTGACTATTTGGGCGTGTCATGCATTGTGTCTAAATGTTCTTTAACCACTAAATGTAGTGCATCCACCTTATTTATCAAGTCTGGCAAGGACTTTCCGCCATTGGCGTGTGGCTGGATGGCATAGGTCATAGTGTCAATGTAGGCCTTTATTGGCTTAACTATGGCCCACTTAACTAATAGCCCGGCAAGGCTAAGGATGGCTAGTAGTGCAGCTGCTATTTGTCCAGCGTAGATAATTGACATGTCATTCAGGCTTTGTCCCAGCGTTTATAGCTGCTTCTATTTCGGCCTGATCTAACTTGCCGTCATTAATAAGGCCTTTGGCAGTGGCTCTAAGTATAAGTAATAATGGGACTACGGCTGCCATTACGGCTGCCTTTAGTGGTTCAATGCCAAGCACTGTACATAGGCCTAGTGTGCCTAAACCTGTGTAAAGCACTAGGGCTGTTGCGCGGATAATAAATAATCTCATGCCAGCAATTCCTTTGGGTCTAAGTCTTTACCTTTTGACCATTGCACATTGTCCCGGTACTCAAGGTGTAAGTGTGGTCCAGTGCTATTGCCAGTGTTTCCAGACTCGCCGATGATCTGGCCAGCCTTGACGATCTGCATGTGCTTGACCCTTTTGGCATTTAGGTGTGCGTAGATTACATAACCCTGTGCCACGCGCTGTACAACGTGAATACCGTAATCATTGCCCCATGATGCATTTGTAATAAAGCCATCAGCCACAGCCAATACAGGTGTGCCAATAGGGCAAGCAAAGTCTACGCCTGTGTGGTAGCCAGTTGCTTTCCAGTGCTTGCCGGGCTTCTTATATGGCGTACTGATCTTGCCATTTTTAATCGGTAACGGCATTACTTGGCCGCGGCTTCCAATGCATCTATGCGTTGTAATGCATCCTTTAGGGCTGCAACCAGTATTGGGATCAATCTTGTTTCCTGTACTTGCTGATATACAGGCTGGCCGTCATCATCTACTGCATCCTTTTCACCGATTACAAGGTCATGCATCAAGTCCTGAATTTCATGAGCAAGGAATCCATAACGTGTTTCCTTATCCTCATCAGCAATAAAGTTGTATGTGTAGACATTAGCGGACTTGATGCGATCAGCTGCATCTGTTAATGGGTTTAAGTTTTCTTTAAGTCGGTAATCAGATGGGGCAACTAGGGTTGGTGCGGCTGTGGTGCTGGCGTTGATTGTACCGGCAGCTGTACCGTTGCGGTAAAACTGCACCACACTTGCAGACGTAGTACCTGTGTTGCGATTGACAAATAAAGGGATATTGCTATCTCTGATAAAACTCGCAAAGCCACTTAAATAAAAGCCATCCACAGCTTCAGTCGGTGAGCTACTTCTGCCAGTTGTTTTGGCTGCGCCTGTTGTAGTAATACTTGCATTGCTGAGGTTGTATACAGCAGCGTCTACAGCATCACCAAGAGTTTCAATCGCAAGTGCTCCATTAGTTACTAAGTCTGTATTAGTTGGTACTGACCAACTATAGTTAGGTGTTGTAGTTGCCATTTATAAATCCTGCCATTGTTGAGTTGGAAAGGCTACGCCATAGCTTGTCCATGTATAATTGTACGGTATTTGTTCCCAATTTGATGATACTACGACACTTGAGTATGGCACTAAAGTAAAGTTTAAAATAAATGCATTTTTGTTGATGGTGTAATTTATTCCAATTGTTAAGTAGTCCATAGTCCCACCCATTGGGACTGGTGCTTGGACAGTAACTCTAAGGCCTAGAGGTGTTGTTAATAATAAATCCCTTTCGGCATTTGTAAAAATTGGATTCAATAAATTTAGATCAATTTGCTCAGTGCTGAGAATTGGGTATGACATTGCATTAAGAATCTTTGCACCTACAACTGCAATATCGGCTGTGTTTACTATTTCCGTATTAAGTGTTCCAGTACGGTCACCAAACAAAGCCATTGACTCATTGTCGTAGTAAGAAAGTTCGGTATCATTGTGTTTGATTAAGGTTATGACATTTCTCAAAGTATCAAATCGGTCATTGCCGGTCAGATTTGTACTAAGCATGTCAGCCGTTATGGTCATACTAGACACCAAAGCTGTGTCGGTGTCGTAAAAGTCAAGGCCACCATCTGGCTTTTCTATTATGTAACAGTACATCCCATACCAGAGTTGTGTAATGTCATCCCATAAATTACGGTTGCCAGCAGTCAATGTTTGGTCAATGACTGGATCGCCTGCAAAATAAAGAGTTGGGAAATCATAAATTGCTAATAAATCAACTTCCGCCCATGTGTCAGGGCCATAGTTATTCCAAGTTAGGCTGCCGTTTATTTGTGACCATGTAAAGGCTTGCGCAAGTGGGTAAATTACATTGTCAATAATGCCACTGGCTTGCCCTGTTGTTGTGTCTTGCAAATAATAATCGGTATTTTGTAATCTAGAAATTGGAGATGTCAAATCAAATTGCCATTCCAACACAAATCCCTCAAGGCCGTAGTTTCGGTACTGGCTTGTGCGGTTTGTTACATTACCTGCATGTAATACGACATAAGCAGCTGCACTGTTCTTGACTTGCACTTCCACCCATGATCCAAGTTGTATGTCTGGAATTACATTTTCATCAAATAGTAATGACAGGTTTGATGTACCGGGGTATGGAGGATTTATAAATTCGTTTGTACCTCTAAAAATGTTGAAGTTATAATCAACCCAACCTGTAATCTCTGTCTTTGTTGCACTGTGGATGGTATTAGGCGGTAACACCATTATTCTTATTTCGGGTGTAAAGTCGGTCATGGCATTGCGCCGGCAAGATTGATTGGCCCACTAACCCTGCTCTGAGTTTGTAGTACGCGCTCAATACTTCGGCGAGCTGATGCAGCATCTACCACGCCATTAATGTTAATAATGGTTGTACCTTGATTACTTGCTGGGCGGATTGATCCCGAGCCATTAGGCACAAACATCTCTGGACCAAACTCACCCACCCGGTATGCTCCGCCACCCATTACAGATCCACCAGCGGCTCTACTGCCACCTCTGAATGTGTTTGGCAAACTTGGTAAGTTTTCGGCAAATCCTGCCTTGCCTTCGCCAATAATAATTGTGTCTAGGATTTTGCCACCGATGGATTTGGCACTCTTGACTGCCCCGGCAACAGAGTTGATTGCCCCAGCTAAAGTTTCTAAAGCATTAGCAAATGTAGTCAATTTGTTAGTTGCAGATGCTTCACCTGTAAAGGCATTGAATAGGGTTACAAACGAATCTGCAAGGGCTCTCAATGCGCCACCTAAACTGGCTGCACCTGTGTTGCCTACATCGCCCTGTAACTCTCTGGCTCTTGCTGATAGGCCATCTCTATCTTTGCCACCAAAAGCACTAATTAAGTCATTGGCCGCACTAGTAATGTTTACCATTACAGGCAAAAGTTTTGTGCCTAATTCTGCTCTTGTGTTTTCAAGGTTGGCTTTAAGTATCTTTTGCTGGCCAGCCAGTCCATCAGATGTGCGTGAGAAGTCACCTTGTGCATCTGTAGTTTGAGCCATGATGATTTCATAGCGCGCCAGCACTTTGGCTGTTTCAGTAAGTTGGTTTTTCTTATCGCGCTCTAATGGGATGCCTGTTCGGGCTTCGTAGTTAAGTGCGCCCTGATCTAGTGCAGCTGCAGAGAGTAATACGCCGTATTTTCTAATTGGTTCGGCTTCACCACGCAAGGCTGACCCAATAGCAAGGATTGCATCCTCAGGGCTGGTGTTGTAGAAAGATCCAAGATCAGCAGCAAGTGTCACAGACTTCTGACTAAACTTTGTCAGGTCAGCGCCAGTAAGCCCGGCACTTTTTCCAAGTGTCGCAAAAGTTGATGATGCCTTTAATGCCTCTACTTGGCTAAGTCCTAAGGCTGTGTCAGCACTTTCAGAAAATGCTTGAATCGCTGCAGCTGACTTACCAAAAATTACATTGGACTTGCTTATTTCCTCGGATAAATTACTGGCAGATTTAACTGCATCCAAACCAATCTTTACAGCCAATGCCCCGGCAGCAATACCCACTGCAGCAAATGATTTAGCCATTTTGCTAGATGAGCTCTTGACATTACCCTCAAACTTCTTTGTACCTTTTTGAGCCTTATCCATGCCAGCAAGAAACTTGTTTACATCTGCCAGCAGAGATAGTTTTAATGTGCGTGTATCAGCCATAACTAACCCCTTGCCCAATTCTCAAATACATTAACGCAAGCCTCTTGCCAACGCCTTTTGATAGTAGGTTGCATAACCTTAAGAGTAGGAAAGATCCAGTAGCCTTTATTGCCACGACCTTCCCGATCACTTCTCTCGGGAAACTTAAAGCCACCATTTGGAAATGTTGAAAGACTGCCTTTAGCGTTACGCTCGCCACCAAACTCATTACCAAATAACAGCTGTCCAGCATTTGCGCCACCTGATACGCGACCTTTTGCGCCACCGACATAGATTGTGGGTACTCGATCTCGGGATGGTCTTACTGTGGCTGCAACAACAGCGGCTTGTGCTGGGAATCTTGCGCCAACATAGGCGGATGTTTTAATGCCACCTGCTACCCATGAGCTAATTGAATACACTTCATTCTTAAGTTTGCCCTGTGACTCTTTATCCATAACGCTTAATGCCTTTAGCAATCCACGATAATCGCCAAGGTCTGGTTTCACAGTGATGCTAGTTCTAGATTCAGCCATGTCCATTCCTTTCTGCTATTAGGTCACTTGCAGTTGTTACATCAGCGAGCGACCAAGTCAAAAGATCTTGCAAGGGTATTCCGGTAGATACGGCTATCCGCACTAACAGATCCCTTAACTGTCTTTTGGGCTTATCTCAACCCACTCAAAACCCTCAAACTCATTTTCCACCCATGCTTGTTGGCTTGGTAGTTTTGTATGACCTTGGGCTTTAGCGGCTTTGTAGAGTAAAGCGGTTAAGACATCTAAAGATCCATCCTCTATCAACTTAACAGCCTTGTTAAAGGTGTGGCCTAGATCGCGCTCTATCTCGATCCAGAGCCATGTTGACTCGGTGCTCACTGTGTAGTTGTTGCCCTGTTTTGTTTTTACTTCAAATTGCATAATGGTTGCCCTGTTCCTTTTCGTTAGGCTCTTGTAACTGATCCATCCTCAACAACAAAGCTGAGTGAGGTTGTTAGTACGTCTGTAGCTGCCCCACCGACTGTTGGAAATACTGGAAAAACATTGCCCGTAAATGTGTCCCCATTAACATCGAAACTAAAGCTCAGGGGACTGTCAGGCGAATTTTTAGCCGCATCCCATAGTGCGCTGATGATGCCAGCGGATGACGTGTCATCTAGGTAAAGTTCGACATTTAGTGTGGCTGTCTTGTCTACTGTTTTGTAGGCGCGACCGGATAGGACCTCAAGCACTTGCTGGTTGTTTTCCATTTCAAGTGTGACGGTTGATGCTTGGTCAGCGTATGAAACCGAGTTGATGCTCAGGGTCAGATTCCGACCAGTTATGTATGTTGCTGGCATGACTTGCCTTTCTAGTTGGTTGTGACCAGCTCTATTGAGAGTTGGCTGATGAGCATGTCGGAGTTTCCGATTTGCTGGACTGTGGGCTGTGACCATCCACCTAATAGTGAATAGTTATTTGATAACGAATTGGTAACAGAGAGTATTAAAGTTTCAAGGTTGGCAAGTGCGGCTTGATTATCTGCTGCATTAACAATAACTGTGATGTCAAAGCGGATGTGCAAGCGACCAGTGCCAATGGATGCTACTGAGATGTAAGGCGATCCCGGCACAAGCACAATGGCTGGCACTGCGACATTTTCATTTGGGTATGAGTAAACAACGCGACCTGCAGCTGCAAGTGAATCGCTTAAAGCTGTACGGATTGAAACTAGATTAGCCAAGGTATGACCTCGTATCTAGATGCTTGCCAAGTAGGCCAGATACCCGAGTCAGCATTGAGCGACCCAAACGGTATGGTGCTGGCGATTGGAAGTCAACACCCTGCTGACCTAGTGTGCCATTACGGGTGATAAAGATGTCGGATGCTACAGCCAGTGCAGCTTCTCGGATTTCAGGTGTCGTGTCATACAAAGCGGCTTGGCTGGTTAGCAATGCTCGACCACTGGGAATAACCATGCGCCGGGTTATGTTGGCATTTGTGACGGCGGCCTCAAAAAATGTCACACCATTCTCAGTGCCTACATTTGTCACTGTGCGCGATCCATCAAAAGGTGATCCACACTTGCTTACAGTTAACACTTGGCCAACTACGAAAGTATTGTCATAGCAATAAAATCTTGCCACATTGCTAGTTAGTGACACTTCCTTGATCGCTACATCATCAAAGATTAAATAAGACAGGATTATGTTTTCAGCTGCATCGGCGCATTCCTGCACGATTGAGTCTGCATAGATGTCACCAATACCAAGTACGGCTTTTAACTCGCTTAGTACTATCAGTGCCATCTTAAATCCTTATCTATGGGGTGTGTGGGGGGCACAGGGCCGCACCCCCCACACTCTTAACTAACTCTGACTTAGGTCAGGTTAAAGCGACGTACTCCACCGGCAACAAGTGTCTTCACGGCCAAGTAACCGTAAAGCATTGTTTCAATTTCGCCAGTTGTAACTACGTTTGTTGATAGCTGCAACACTGGGCTTTCGTAGATTGCTACAGCTGATGGAACAACAATAAATGCTGATTCATCAATGTTGGTTGAAACAGCCTTGTTGGATACGTATAGGTCTAGGCCCATTACGTTTCCGCGTAGTGACTGTGTGGTGATTGCACCTGCTGCATTTTGTGGCTGTGATGCGCTGAATATTGGACGCTTGCTTGAATCCTGAGCACCGATCAACAGACCCCATTGCGATGTGCCAGCAATGTAGCGTGTGGCCAATTCGCCAGTTGCAAGGTAAGCAGCTGGGGTTTCGGTCTTTACGAATGACACAATGCCATCAACATCAGCTGCAGTTGCGGTTGCTGCTGTTCCACCCGATGTTAGCTCGTCAATTACTGCTTTTTCGGTTGCCTGTGCGTATACGCGGCGCATGTTATCCAACATTGCAGCGTAAAAGTCAGGTGATGCGCGGTCAAAGAGTTCAACGCTGTAGCGCTGTAGTCCCTTGTATGCTTTCACAGTTGCATCAACGTATGAGCTGACAATACCGGTCTCTGATGGTGCAGCGCCCTCGCCTGTTTCTGCGACGCTACCTGATGTGGTGATCTTTGGAATGGACACCGTCATGCCAGCTTGAGGTAATGCGCGTGTACCGATTGCATCGATTGCTCCACGAGCGCCGATCTGTGTATCAATTACTGTTGATACAAATTGTGTTGGCTTAAATGCTGGGTTAGTGGTGAATGAATCATCCGCAGCTGTTAGATGCTTTGCATCCTCGGCCTTGGCGTGTGCGATCCATTCGGCACTTTCTAGACTTCCACGCTGAGCCTTGATTGAGTGCTCTAGGAAGTGTGCTTGGGTCT